ACTAAATAATGATAGAATTGGAGACGAATATGATCCCAAAACTTTTTGTTATGGGTGTCCAACAGTTCTACTACGGAGATGTGTAATGCACAATCTTATCTCGCAAAATCAACTGGCTTATTGGGAAATAACTGACAGAGAACTCAATGAACCGAACCAAATGACCGAATACATTGAGTGTTTATGCGATCTAGAAAACGAACCAAATGGTGAGCGAGCGTGTAGATCGATTCTAACAGGGTAAAAAACAATTAAAAAACAACTATAAAAAGATCTCGAAAGAGGTCTTTTTTGATGAGTATAAATACTTCGCTGTGCGAAAGTAAGTCTTGAAAGATAAGAAAGCTGCAAAGAAATTGTTAAAGAGAGCGAAGAAACATCCTGAATGGTACACGACAGATGAGATAAAGTATGCTAAGATGGTGAAGAAACGTATCAAAGAGGATGAAACCAAGGCAAAACAAAAGTAGATTCTATTATTACTTCTGGGGTCTGTGTGCTGTAGCAGTATGTACTGGACAATGGTATGTTGGTACAGGGTTTAGAAAAATGGCTGACACACTAAACAGTGTAATAGAAACACCTGTTATAATAGAAATACCAAATACATCTCCTTTATACAGATGAATATCTGGTCAGAGAAGTTTGAACTTCCTCAAGATACTATTGTTGAATGGAAGCAAAGATACTCTTCTGACTTCTTCCTTACTGTAAAGGAGGATAAAGATCTAGGTGCTCATTATACTGGGTATCATAGGAACCCTAACAATGGTGACAATGTTGACCTTAGTAAAGGTTCTTATGTTGATAAGGAATTACTTTCAGTTTATGTTCCTAAACTAAAAGAAGTTCTTGCTAAGTTTGGATTGAGTGGAATGTTTTCTTACTCAAGTATCTGGGGTCAGTATTATAAGAAAGAGATGGGTGCAAAGATTACACCACATCATCACTTTACAGAACCTAGAAACATGTTATCATGGATACACTTTGTTGATGTACCTGATCAAAAATGTTTTTATTTCCTAGTAGGAGATGAAAAGATTTATCCTGACACTCAAAGTAAATCAGACCTCATGTTCTACCCATCTTATGCAGTTCATGGAGTTGATAAATTAATAGGTGCAGAAGATCGACTAGTAATTGTCGGCAACATAACTAAACTACTATGAAATCTGTTTTATACTCAAAGGATAACTGTCAGTGGTGTGAAAGAGTCAAGCAACTCTTTGCTGCTACTGATATAGATTATGTTGAGTACAAGTATGGACAACACTTTACTCAGGAACAATTCTATAAGGAGTTTGGGCAAGGTGCTACCTTTCCTCAAGTTCAAATTGACACACAACACATAGGTGGATGCAAAGAAACACTACAGTATCTTCAGAAGAAGAAGTTGATTTAGACTCCATAAATAAAGGAGCAGAGCTTTTAATGAGGAGAAGACCAAGACCTACTTCAACTAAAAAAACTCAAAGGGGAATTATGGAACAAGCGATCATTGCTCTATCTGTTATGGTTGGTATACTTACACTAAGTGTAGGTCTTATTGCTGGATATCTTATCCGAGCATATATACATGACATAACTCCTCAGTATTCTCATCCAGAAATGTATGATGAGAATGGAAACCCACTACCCGATGAACTTATTGCATTTAGATTTGAGGGTAACACAACTTACGATGATGACGATTAATCATGGCAAAACTACCAAATAACCCTTTGGTTTCTGAACTTTTTAGAGCAGTACATGGTGCTAAGACTGTAAAAAGAAAAGTAGAAATTTTACAGGAACATATAAGGGATGATGTGAAAGCACTATTGATATGGAACTTTGATAAAGGTATTGAAAGTGCAGTACCAGAAGGTTCAGTTCCTTACAAAGTAAATGATGCACCTGCAGGTACAGCAGGTCATACAAGACTTGTGCATGAATGGAGAACTCTATACAATTTTGTCAAGGGTGGCAATGATAGACTATCTAATATGAAACGAGAGAATATGTTGATACAACTTCTCGAATCTTTACATGCAGATGAGGCAGAGATTGTCAATCTAGTAAAGGATGGAGACTTACAATCGAAGTATAAAATTACACGTAGTGTTGTTGAACAGGCTTATCCAGATATAGTTTGGAGAGATAGGTAGCTTGACTATATAATATAACTGTGTTAGAATAAACACAATCGTTCAACCTCATAGGAGGTCGCAAGTAAGCCGACTCGGAACGGAATCGTTCATCCCTAACGGGACGCAAAAGCCGACTGAAGGAACGGGGTCTTATCCACCCTACCTTTAGGTAAAGCCAATGGCACAAGTCACTTATCGTGGTGTCGCATACGACACTGAGGAGTACAACGCTAAGATTCTCGATGAGAATACACAGCGTCAGCGTCACGAACTAATGTATCGTGGTCTGAAAGTTAGAAGCAAGGCAAAAGCCTGCAGTTGAATCAAAGGAGGTGCTTGACACCTCCTTTTTTTATGGGTATAATAGGAACGACCTATATGGTCTATTCTTATTCTAAAAAATTATGAAATCAACAGTAGTACATCCCAGTATCAAGGGAGTCCTTTATCATGACCAGGTAATGACACCTTGGAGTGATCTCGATAATGATACTAGTGAAACTAATTATGGTAGACGAACATCTTGTTCTGTTGAGACTGTAAATAAATTTGCGAAACGTTTAACTGAAGAGGGTATAGATTTTGCTAATCACCCACCAGTATACGTTGATGGCACGACAGGTGTTAGACTTGACGGTGAATTGAGATGGCTTGCATCACAAAAAATAGGTCAAAAGGAATGGAATATGTGTTCTGTTACTTTTGATGATGCAAGGGCAAGAATTGAATTCTGTACTAAGATAAACAACAGAAAAAATCCAATTGATCGTGACAACTGCATAGATGATATTGAATCAGCAGTGAGAGAACTATGGAAATTAGATGCATTAGAAAATAAACCAGTTGATGAGGCATGGTTTCGTAGAGAAGTATATGGAATGTCTGATGGGAGTGGTGACATTTCCAACAAAGAAAAAAATAAATTGATTGCAACATTTACTACTGAACTTCATGCCAAATATGGTATTAAGCAATCGAAAGGTGGTGAAAGATTTCTTCAATGGAAAAGGTCTGTATTCAATAGAATCGATGCCATGTATACAGCAGGTGTGAGGGATAATAAAACTTTAGATCCATGGTACTATGAGGTATTCAAAAACAAGAATAAAATAGTGGTATGTCTAGAACATTATACTTTTAATTCTGTTACCTATAAGATTATTGAATCACTTGAAAAATGTAGTCATATTTCTGGTGAATATAATTTGCAAGAACCTGTAAACTTTGCTTTCTCTGTAAACATTCCAACGGATAAAGATACTACATTAGATGATGTAAGGGAGTCTATGTTTACAGTTCTTCTAACTCAATTAGAAGAATACTTACTAGCAATGAAACCACAAATTGCAATAGGTGGTAGAATGTATGACATGAAGAGAAAACATTTTCCTTGGAACCATCCAGATGCTAGACACGTTTTTATTCCACAAGATAAAGTAACTGAAACTGATCCTTATTCTTTTATTAGAATTCCAAACAGAGGGTTTAATTGATGGATAAAGATAAACTAAAGATCATAGTTACTGACCTTGAGATGCTGCTATCAGCACTCAAGGCAGAAGTTTACTCAGATGTTGAGTCTTATAGATACGATGATATAGAACCAACTGAAGTAGATTACGACGAGACTTACGAAGGACCATGACAGTAAAATTAGTAAGCATCACTCCTGATGCAGAGCAGATGATGGCATACATTGCCAGAGTATCTAACCCTGCTAATCAAGAGAACGAAAAGTATGCTGGACTACTAAAGTATTGTATCAAGCACAACCATTGGTCTGTGTTTGAGCAGTCTAGTATGACAGTAGAGATTGAGACTACTCGTGCTATTGCTGCACAGATATTACGTCACAGATCATTTACTTTTCAGGAGTTTAGTCAGAGATATGCTGACACTAAATTGTTAGAAGCAGTTGTGTTACCAGAACTTAGAAGACAGGATACAAAGAATCGTCAGAACTCTACTGATGATTTAGATCCTGAAGTTGTAGAGAAATTGAATAAACAAATGAAAACTTTATTCAGTTCTTCTTCTGCATTATATAATCAGATGCTTGAGTATGGTGTAGCAAAAGAGTGTGCTAGAATGGTTCTACCATTGTGTACACCAACTAGGATATACATGACAGGATCATGTAGATCTTGGATACATTATATCAACTTACGATCAGCACATGGTACTCAGAAGGAACACATGGTAATTGCTGAAGGAGTTAAAGATGTATTTGTTGAACAGTTCCCTGCTGTTAGTGAAGCACTTGGTTGGATAGGTGATGAATGAAGACACTCTTTCTCGGTCCTGAATATGATTTAACATCCATTGAAGGTGATACTGTAGCCTCAATGGATGTTGCAAAGTTATTGGAACAGAGAAAGGTTGTAGCAATATTCCAAGGTAGATCAGAAGCAGGACCAAGAGCACTCGGTAACAGGTCTATACTGTACGATCCAAGAGATCCTGATGGAAA